GATAAGTTTATCTTCTGAAATTTTAATACAAATTAAAGCAAAAATTGCTGAATTAAATACAGAAGATACCGGGGAAGTATTTAAAGCTTTAAGTGCTATAGGTGTAGGATTAACGGCATTTGGTATTGGTTCATTTTTTGCTAATGCAGCATCAGAAGAAGTTGCTGATACAGTTAAAGGTTCAGTAGAAACATACTTATCTATAGCAGACCTTAGCACGGGAGATGCTGAAGCTGTAAACACAGCACTGAAACAATTAGGTGGTGGACTAACATCATTTGGTATCGGGTCATTCTTTGCCAATACATCTGATAGTAGTCAAGCTGAAACCATTCGTGATAGTGTTGCAACTCTGCTTGAGATATCAAAGGATCCTAATGCTAACCCAGAAGCAATGGGTTTAGCTAAACAAACTTTAAAATCTTTAGGTGCTGGATTAACAGCATTTGGTATTGGTTCATTTTTTACTAATGCTTCGGCAGGCCAAGGAGAAACAATTCGAGCAAACGTACAATCATTACTAAAGATTGGTGGAGAAGGAGACCAAGCAGCTATTGATAAAACTGTCGGTGCTCTAACATCACTAGGTGATGGTCTTAGTGCTTTTGGTAAAGGTTCATTTGTTGGTGCTATTACAGGAGCTGCTGCAGATGCTATAAACTTTTTAAGAGGTGATAACTCTCCTATAGAAGCTGCAATAAAGTTAGGAGAAAAGGCTGATACAGTTGATGCAGGTACTGATGCGTTCAATCGATTTAAAGATTCTCTTAATAGTTTTGAAAATATCTCAATAGACTTTGATGCAAAAGGTTTTGCAGAACAGCTACAAGGAATGACAAAATTAATTCAAAGCTCAATTATAGGTGGTGATGTTGGAGGAGGTATATTTGGATTTGGTGAAATGAAATTAGTCGGTTTAGCCAATCTTGAAGAAGACGTTGATAAATCAATAGCAACAATCAAAAGATTAAGAGATGTACTTTCCTTAGAAACTAATGGTGGTAATACAATGACACCGGGAAGTAATGTTGATGGAATGAATGTTAATACACTATCAGCGGAGAATGCAATACTCAAAATTCCAGAAGGTAGTGGTAATAATCAAAATGTTGTTCTTGCTGGTGGTAGTTCATCAAGTACTTCTTCTAATCTAGTAATTAATCAACAACCTCCAGATGGTCCAACTGGAGCAGAACAAAACGTAAGATAAAAAAAAGGAGGGTTTCCCCTCCTAATTCCGACCCTCGCTCTAAGCGTATCATGCAGGTCTTGCCCTCGTCAGGACTATTAGTTTTCTTGAGCTAATTTAGCAAAGTAACTGAGTGTATCTTCTTCCTCTCTTTCTGAGGACTCTTCAGATACAGGTTCAGCCGTCGCCATATCAGGAGCAGGAGATGTTGGTGCGGTTTGTACAAAGGAACTTTCCATTGCATCACCACCATCAATACCTAATACTCTATTCAACTTAGCTTTAAGCTCATCATAAGACTTGTAGTTCTCTGGTGAAGTGAACTCTGATAAAGAATATAATTTTTCATATACCTCTGTCAGTCTTGTTTCATCAGAATCAAACAGAGCGGCTGGTTTTGAAAACTCTGATTTATCATAGTTAACCCAACCTTCTACTTTTCTGATTTTAATTTTGAAGTCAGCACCTTCCCAAAAATCAAATGGATTTACTGGTTCTTCATCTGCAAATTGTGGTTGCATAACATCCATAATTTTATCGAAGATTTTTTTACCAAATTGATATAGGAATACTTTTCCTTCATTTTGTGGATTGTCCGGGTCAGATACAACAAGGACATTACTTACATAATGTAACCTTCTTTTTCTTTCCCTAGCAGTAGCTTTATCCTCATCTCTACCAGAGTTCCATAGTATCGAGTTAGACTCTGATACAGGATCGGGTTGTCCAATGGACGTTAATGAGTTTTCTATATACCATAGACCAGTAGGACCCTTGAACCCATGATCCCAATACCTTACCCAAGGAAGGTCTTCACCTTCTTTAGCGGGCAAGAATCTAATCACGGCGTAACCGTTTCCTGCTTTATCTCTAGTAGGTTTCCAAAAACGTTCATCTACGTAAGATGTTGTTTCTGCTTTTGTGGACACAGCTTCTGCTGCTTTTACGAGTTGGTCGATTGACGAGCCTCGCATACTCTTTAGATTTTCTAATGACATTTTATTCTCCATATGTACATTGTGTTTACTGAATTATCCACTTTATTCATAATATAATTTATATATTATACCACATTTGTGGTATTATGTAAAGGTCTTTTTTAATAAACTTAAACATTTATTTCTATCAAACTTTACAAAAGGTTTATACTTTGTAATCTTTCTATAGATATCTGGCCAAATAATTGTCTCAGTTATCTTAGAGTTTTCACGTTGCATAAACCCTGTTATTGAATCCAAGATTACAATTGTTTCTAATTCAATCTCATCTTGCAACCAAAACTTTATAACGAAAGGATGTTCATTATCTTTCGCTTCTAATAAAGAATCAAAATCAGAATTACTTTCGTATAGTTTATTTATATCATTCTGAAATTGATACGTTATTGACTCCATTACTTTCTTATGTTTCTGATAGTGTCTATCACCTTCTTCATTGACCATATCACCAACATACTTCATATCATTCTTAAAGTTAGAAACATAAAACTCGAGAAGGTCTTTCTCATACGTCTTTGCTATCTTTGCAAAAAAGTATTTATCTTTTCTTTTAAAAAATGATTGTGGTTTTACTGTTGTTTTAAAGTTATATTTAACTGCATCATAGTCACTTTCAAAATGTAACTTTAAAGCATTATATAACTTATAGGATTCATAAGGATCCATCATAACTTAATTGCTAATATAATAATTATAGCAAGTAATTCCATATTGACCATCAAAGCTAGTAAGCCTAGTATAGTATGATACCATATCCATCTAGTCTTATAAGCATTATCAATAGTTAAGTCATCTGGGTCTGGGTCTTTCCAAACATCTTTATCTGGATTTTGGTCCCATAAAACTTTTCTTACTTTGTTAACCAAATTTAGTGCCACTATTTTCTTTCTTCTCCGTTCTTTTAAATAAGTTAGTTATATAGCTTATGTGGTCTTTTAACATTCCACTTAAACCATAAACAGTTATCAATGTGCATGCTATAACAATACCTATAGTTATAAATATTGCTTCTAACCAAATTATAACATTCATATCGTACATTAAAATTCTTGGTCTTTGTATCTATCTTCGTATTCTAACTTCACGATAACATGGTCATTCTTACGAACTCCTTTATCATATAACTGAGTATACATTTCATCTGCACCCTTCCTAATTCCTTTTGCTTCTCCAACCATATATCCGATTGCAAAAGGAATGACGAGAACAAATATTCCAATTAATTCCATTACCATTTCTCCAAGTTTACTCCGCGTGTATTAAATGTACCCATTGCTCTTGATTCTCTGTAATCAAAAGGAACCGATACTGACATTGGATTTGATAATCCTGTGCCTACCCATTCACCTATATTATAAACTGTAGATGGATTGACATGGTCTAGATACTTATCAACCCACATATCATTCTTTTCACACCAGGCTTCTATCTCTTCGTATGTGCCATATACTAATGTTCCCATTTTATATTGGCTTCCGTCTGCATGCAATACTCTCGCAATTTCTTGATGTGATATACAGTTTGAACTCATAGTGGTAATTTATTTCCTCGCTTCGCTCTAATTAAATTAAGACTAGCAGCTTCTTCCTCAATCTTTTGTTTTAAAGAGTCAGTTAAAAGCTTTTTCATGTTACGATAGTCTATACCTCTTTCAGCTACAACGTAAGTAGCTGCATCTATATATGACATGCTTTCTTTAGCAACTAAGTTCTCCACAGCAGTAGAGAACCTTTTCCTTGTCATAATCTTTTCTTTGATTGGATCCTCAGGCATTTTTTAAATAGTCTAATACTTGAGCTGGTGAAGAGTTTTCATAAGGATCCATTTCACAATCATCTTGGAATCCATCTTCAGCCATAAGTTTCTCAATCTTACCATCATCAATCACAGCAGCATATCTCCATGACCTCATTCCAAATCCTAGGTTATCTTTTTTAACTAACATACCCATTCTACGTGTAAACTCTCCTGAGCCATCAGCTAAGTACTTAACCTTTTCTACATTTAAAGAATCAAACCATGCTTTCATAACAAACCCATCGTTAACCGATACACAATATATTTCATGTATCTGATGTGCAAGTATATCATTATAGTATTCATCAAATGTTGGTACCTGCTTAGTACTACATGTTGGTGTAAAAGCACCAGGTAGACCAAACACTACAACCCTCTTTCCGGTAAATATTTCTTCACCGCTAATTGAATTATCTGGTAAGTTTTTAAATATAATATCTTTCATCATATTACCCTCATTATAATACAGTCCTTATTTAATCGGCCTGTTGGTTTATTTATCTTAGTTGTCAAGCTGTCCCATATCTTATCAATTTGCTTTTCAGTTCTGTTAAGAATATCAGGTAGTATCTCATCAGGTTTTCTGAGAGTTGCTTGCCTACTAGTATCATCAAAGTTTTTAATCGATGTCCCTGATATTTCAATACCATCAATAGATGAACATATATATTCAATAAGTTTTTTAGTCTTACGATTATATATGAATACCTTATGTTTTCCTGGTACAAGGATTGGATTAATTGACGTAAGCTTAGCATCAATATCTTCTTGGCAATATTGAAGTCTAGAAACTTGCGCATCTGATGTCTTTCTTTTTCTAAGCCTTGGTGCTCTCTGAGATTTAAATGAATCTCTCAATCTATCTAAGTCAGCAAATACTTCATCTATTTGTTTTATCATTTTTCTTTTCTCTGGCTTAGACATATGTGAATATGCTTCTACACATTGGTCACATGTTCTATTATATGCTTCAGTTATATTCTCATAGTCTCGGATTAACATATCCTTGAAAACATTGATAGCATTACTCTTTAGTCCATGCATCTTAAATCTATTGTAGGTACCAAACTTTTGAGTATAGTTTCCATCGAACCAACCTTCAACAATTATCTCGTCCCATTCAGCATAGATAGTATCCATTACTTTTGCTCTAGTTCTTTCCTGTGGACTAATCACTGGAGCTTTAGGTTTCTTTGATTCTTGTTTCTTAATCAGTGAACCTTGCGTTTCAAATTCTCTAAGCTTTTCTTCTAATTCATTCCATCTATAAGTACCTGTTCCAACGGGCCATCCAGCAAATACCATTGCTACAATTTTATATAATGGTCTTAATCTCCATTTCTCTACCTTCTTAATGTTTGCTATTTGTTTCTTGGTAAACTTTAGATTTAATGTACAATATTTAATTATTGCTTCATCTGCTTTCTTATTATTTTGTAGATAATAAAAATAGTATGTACCTCTTCTCCATTCTTTTTCCATTTCTTTAGGGTCAGTCGGTATTGGATTATGCTCACCATAAGATGGTTTTGCTCCAAGATACTTATCTATTAAAGTTGGTGCTCTTTTATTTTTTCTCTTTGCCATAATTTATATAAACTAAAAGGGTGTGGCCAGGACCGCATTCTGATAAGGAGTCATGATATTACAACCCCAGCCACTAATTCTTAATTCCCAAAACATAATTCTCTGCAGCATTCTCTGCATATATTTCACTCTTACCTTTATAAAATTCTCTTTTTATAAAGTCTCCATTCTCAAATATTTCAATGCCCCAATCATTGTTGCCCTTGATAACATCTACTCTACGATTTCCATCCACGTAAGTGTGGTATTTTTTTATACTCATGTATTATCACCTTCTGTATATGTAGTTCTTTGTTTGTCAAACTGACCTTTACCAGTAAGAGGTGGTTTATTAAAAGGAAACCCTTCTTCTCTTTTTTCTGGTAGATTATCAATATGATTTTTAACCTTGTCTTTCTTTTCCCAAAATAAAGGTATTGTCTTACCTCTTTTTCTTTCTTCGTTAATATGAACAGTCATGTAAGCAAACATTCCTGCTCCTACAGTAATAAATCCAATCATTAACCATTCCATCATAATGTATTACCTGCTATAATTGTTAATAGGTATACAAGAAGAAGAAAGATTACTGTCCATTTAAACAATGTACCTATTAGATTAAATAAACCTTTAAAGAACTCTCCCATTATCTTCTCATTCTTGCTATATCTTTAGCGTGCTCCTTATCATCTTCAAATATAGGCACAGCATTAGACTTATGCATGGTAGCAATACCAACCAGCTTTCTATCACCGGTATACTGCATAGGTTCTTTCCTACCCATATTATTATTACCTTTACCAAAAGTACCAGCTTTCATTTGCTGCTCCATCATAGAAGGATACTTTTGTTTGAACTCCTCTGATGCCTTAGTTCTATCCAACTCCGACTGAGATGGCTTTCTTGGCTCTGTACTAATAGGTGGTCTTTTTTTAGTAACTCTATTAGCACAATGATTTTTTCTTTTTCTTCCTGTGTGGTCGTATCTCAACGATCCTGTGTAAAAACTTGTCATTCCCATAATTATATATTATACCACATTTCTTGATTGATGTAAACAATTATTTTCATAGTTCCCTAATTGCCTTTAATGTTTTCTCTACCTGACGCCATGTAAGATGACCAATCACATCACTAGTAATCGGTGTATCATAAGTTAAAGAACCAGATTCATCTAAAACAGCAAGCTCCCATTTTCCAGATGAGCCACCGTAGGTACCTCTTCCTATAATAACTGAAGCACCGTATCCATTTGGAAACTTAAACTTATACTGAAAGTTATCATACTTACTATCTGGGAAGTGGATATCATTTAAATATTTCATGTTGTTCTTCTCCATAAATCTAACAAATCATCTCCTGTTGAAGCTAACCCAAATGAACAAATAAGTTTACCATCTCTTGTTCTTTCAATTAATCCACTATTATATGTTGTATCTGTGACAGTACCATTCTTTAAAAGTTCGGCTTTAGTTTCTGCTGTCTCATACCACATAGATGTTATAGAATGAATATGAATATCTCTTACACCCTTTGCCCACTCTTCCGCTTCTAGTAGAGCTCTCTGTCTTTGAACTCTCTCATCATACTGTCCCATTTAGTTTATCCTCCACTAATTTAATTACTTTTTTCTTTGAGTACCATAAGCTACTAAATGTTTCTGTTTTACCATCAGACCATTCGACATGATATCTTTTGTAGCCAAAAGGTCTATCACTGAATATTCTGACATCACCATAGTTTGCTTCTAATAATCTCATATTAACCCCATGTAACTAAATAAAAGAATCATATACATTGAAGTAAATATTGATATAACCGTACTTATATATCCTATTCCCATGAGTCCTGGTCCTTCATTGCATTATAGTTTTCCATATAGGAAGAACCTGATAACCACTTATCGGTACTTTCTTTTGAATGTGTTCTATTCTCATCTTTGAAACAATCTAATCCACCAGGTGCCTGATGAGCAGCTTTCTTAATAGTTTTGGTTAGCTTTGGTCTTGAATAAACAGCTTTTACTGCTTTTTGAAATTCTTGTTCCTCGTCATACTTTTGTTTTTCTTTCCTTAGGAAAGCCATGATTTGCTCATGTGTCAGCTTTTTCTTTGCCATAATTTAACTCCTTTGGTATATTATACCACACTTTTTGATTGATGTAAACAACTTTTTTTAATCATTCCAATTGTACTCTGGTGTTACTTGTCCATTTATAATTTCTTGTATAAAGTCAACAGCTTCAAATGAATTACCACCAATGTGCCAATCATATTCCTCTGTTGGAGTACTACCACCAGTTTTCCAATTGTAAACTGTTGCTTTAATGTACTCCCAGTCTTTTTCTCCCCACTGGTCTGTAAAATAAACTTTACCATCAATAACCCATTCAGTCTGAGTTTTTTCGTAAGGGTCTCCTGTAGAAAAAGTTGGTTTACCAAAGAGATTTTCTAATGTACTA